CTGACGCCAAGCCCTGCAGCCGTCACCTTATCGGCCTGTCCATTAATCTCGATGCTAACGGCACTCTGCCGGTCGCCGTTGCCAGCTACAGCGGCGACGAGCTGACTATTTACCCTTACACCCCTGAACTTATCAGCGTCGGCGGGCCGGTCTATTCCGGCGCGTCGGTGCATCTTATTGACCTGACGAAAGTGAGCGCATGACGACAAAATATTTTGCCCTGCTGACCAATCAGGGCGCGGCTAAGCTGGCGAACGCCGCCGCACTCGGCACAAAAGTGAACATCGCCTCTATGGGTGTCGGCGATGGTGGCGGCACGCTGCCGACGCCTGACGCGGCACAGACAAAGCTCATCAGCGAGAAGCGTCGCGCGCAGCTTAATTCCCTGACCGTTGACGCGGCAAACAGCAGCCAGATTATCGCCGAGCAGATTATCCCGGAAAGTGAAGGCGGTTTCTGGATCCGCGAAATCGGCCTGTATGATGCCGACGGCGTGCTGATTGCCATTGCTAACTGCCCGGAAGCCTATAAGCCGCAACTGGCTGAAGGCAGCGGGCGCACGCAGACCGTGCGTATGATTTTAATCGTGAGCAGCACAACGGCCGTTACGCTGAAGATTGATCCGTCAGTAGTGCTGGCGACGCGCAAGTATATTGATGATGCTGTGATCGAGGTGAAGACATACGCTGACAGCGTATTGAAAAAGCATATCGATGCCGATAACCCCCACAGCCAGTACCTGCAGATCGCAAATGCCCTGGCAGAAATCAAAGACGCCGGGCTGATTGCTGACGTTCTCAAAAACCTCGGTTTAACAGAAAAGTTTTCCGGGCGTTTAATTGGCTGTCAGATTTTTACCACGCCTGGAGCAATCAACTACAAGCCTACGCCCGGAACGAAACGCATTAGGATTATCCTGACCGGCGGCGGCGGCAGAGGCTACGGTTATCTTGGATGGGGCAGCGGCTTAACAAGCCGTGGCGCAGGTGGTGGCGCGGGCGGAACGGCCATCGCATTGCTGAACGTGGACGACACCAAAACTTACCCCGGCGTGGTAGGCCGTGGCAGCGATGAAACCCTGTCAGCAACAAGCAGCACATTCAACGGCCTGCTGACGGCGGGCAACGGCGTGAATACTTCGTCGGGTGATGCGGGCGGCGCGGGCGGAACAGCTATCGGCGGCGATATGAATATTCAGGGCGGTGACGGCAGCGATGCGCCAGGCCTTATCTCGACGAGCACAAACCCTTACCGGGGCGGCTCCGGTGATGGCGGCGTGAGTTACTGGGGTGGTGGCAAGCGAAGCGGGGATGGTAATTTATCCGGTAAAGGGAAAACCTTTGGGGCTGGAGGTGGCGGTAATACCCGAACCGATCCCTTTATTGGCAACTACGGTTCGGATGGCGTTATTTTTATTGAGGAATACAGCTGATGAAAACTTATGCCCGCATCGAAAATCAGCACGTCGCGGAAATTATCGCGCTGAATGTGAAGCCTGAAAAACTTTACCACCCGTCACTGGTATGGGTGGATATCACCGCGCTGCCCGAACAGCCCGATATAAATTATCGATACAGTGATGGCGTCTTTACTGCACCTGTAACAGATGCTGAGAATGCGGCACTAACTGCCAGCAGCAGGCTGGCCGCTGAGATGGATGAGGCAAACCGGACTATTGCGCCGCTGCAGGATGCGGTTGATATCAGTATTGCGACAGATGAGGAGATCACCCGTCTGGCAGAGTGGAAGCGATACCGGGTGGCACTCAGTCGGATCGATACCAGTACGGCGCCAGATATCGAATGGCCGGCCAGGCCGCAATGAACAAGAGTGACAGCTCTAGCCGGAGTTGTCACTCTTTTAAGTTGTTAGCAATATCTCATTCAATATGAGTTCTTGATAAAATTTTTTTGCAATTATCGCCTTAAGTAACTATGTGCGCTTTGAATTAAAAATCATAAACTAGCATCACTCTATTAATGGACCATGCCACATGATATGTCTTAACATACAAAGCTACTTTGTTATGGAAGTAAGAACAGATCGCCCGAGTGAACAGCATTTAATAAAAATGAATGAAGAATCAGGAGAGAAAAGTGATCACATTAAAACGTTTTCTAACAATGGATACTGCAAAAAACATCTACCTATGTCTGACAGGCGCAGGAGTAGTTGTTTTTATGTTCTATTGTATGCGCATACAATTTTTTCCAACAGGCTTATCTTTGTCTGATGTGATTTTCTTTCTAATGGTTATAGCATCGTTTTCGCTTTTTTTGTTTTTCTTTATTCTTTGCTGGTATTCAATGTCTATTATAACTGCAAATATATTTATGAGGGTGGCTTTATTCACCCTTCGCAGAACAAAGAAGTCAGATTTACATCGCACTTTTAAAGGCACAAACAGAATGGCAAAATTAATGAAAATTTATGAACCATTCTTGGCGCACTTTTTAATATCCGCAATAGGGATCATGATTATTTTCTTCATGGAATCCTCAAATAAAATAGATTTTTTTTCGATATCTCTATCAATAATTATGACAGCCTTTTGTATCATGCTAATTCCAAATATTTATTATGACAAGAAAATCCAGAAGCCTAAAAAAAAGAAATTAGCGGGATTGATGGTTGGCTGTGGCTTCTTTTTCTTTTTTATGGTTTCTGACATGCCGCCGGTCCTGAGTGATGCAGGGATGACTTATATCGGAGTGAAAAAATCAAACATAACTGTAATGTTACAGGGCCCGGATTTAGAGATGGCTAGGCATTTGACAGGCAATCAGAGTCAGGTTTATTTCAAAGGCGATGCTCTTTTTACTGGTGTAGGCGCTACTTCATTACTAGTAATTAACAACAAGGAGATTATCGTGAAAAATGAAAATCTCTCTCTTTCACTCTAATTATTTATAACTATATAAGCGTACACCATTCTTTAGGGATAAACTTATTAAGTTTCGGTATATGCCGGCTTAGCATCAGCGGCAGATCGATAATTCTGCATGCTCACCGACCAGCAAACCCCCATCAGATGCACTGCTAAACCTGAACTGACACCCTGAGCACACCCTCAAAACGGAGTGCATCAGATGTCTGATTATCATCATGGTGTCCGCGTCGTCGAAGTTAACGACGGCACGCGCACCATTACAACCGTATCAACCGCAATCGTGGGCATGGTCTGCACCGCGCAGGATGCGGATGCGGCAACCTTTCCGCTCAATACGCCGGTACTTATCACCAATGTGCAGGGCGCTGTCGGTAAGGCTGGCAAAAAAGGCACGCTTGCAGCTGCGCTGCAGGCCATTGCTGACCAGTCCAAACCTGTGACCGTCGTCGTGCGCGTGGCTGAAGGTGCCGACGAAGCCGAAACCACATCCAATATCATCGGCGGCACGGATGAAAACGGCCAGTATACCGGCATGAAAGCGCTGCTCGCCGCGCAGACACAGCTCGACGTTAAGCCGCGTATTCTCGGCGTGCCGGGGCTGGACTCGCTGGCGGTGGCAACCGCGCTTGCCAGCATTGCGCAGCAGCTGCGCGCCTTTGCCTATGTTTCAGCGTGGGAATGCAAAACCATTTCCGAAGCCCGCCTGTATCGCCAGAACTTCAGCCAGCGTGAAATCATGGTTATCTGGCCTGACTTCGTTGCATGGAACACCGCGACCAGTAAATCCGATACCGCCTTTGCGACCGCGCGCGCGCTGGGCCTGCGCGCCAAAATCGACAACGACACCGGCTGGCATAAAACCCTGTCTAACGTCGGCGTCAACGGCGTGACCGGCATTTCCGCATCTGTGTTCTGGGATTTGCAGCAGACCGGCACCGACGCCGACCTGCTCAATGAGGCCGACGTCACCACGCTAATTCGTAAAGACGGTTTCCGCTTCTGGGGCAACCGTACCTGCAGCGATGACCCGCTGTTTCAGTTTGAGAACTACACCCGCACGGCGCAGGTGCTGGCCGACACGATGGCCGAGGCGCACATGTGGGCGGTTGATAAGCCGCTGACGCCGGTTCTGGTTCGCGAGATTATCGCGGGCATCAATGCGAAGTTCCGCGAGCTGGTTAACGCCGGTTATCTGCTGGGTGCATCTGCCTGGTATGACGAAAGCGCCAACGATAAAGACACCCTGAAGGCGGGCAAGCTCTTTATCGATTACGACTATACGCCTGTTCCGCCGCTGGAAGATTTAACCCTTCGACAGCGCATTACCGACACCTATCTGGCGAACTTCGCCGCATCCGTAAACAGCTGAGGAGCCGGATAAATGGCACTGCCACGCAAACTGAAAGGCATGAACCTTTTTAACAACGCCAACAGCTATCAGGGTGTCGTCACCGCCGTGACCCTGCCGAAGCTGGCGCGCAAGCTCGATCCGTTCCGCGCGGGCGGTATGAGCGGCGCGGCCTTTATCGATAACGGTCTGGAAGATGACGCGCTCGATGTTGAATGGAGCATCGGCGGCATCGATGAGCTGGTACTCACGCAATGGGGCGCGTCTGACATTCCCCTGCGCTTTACCGGCTCTTACCAGCGCGACGATACCGGCGAGGAAATCGCGGTAGAGATTGAGGTGCGCGGTAAGCATCAGTCGTTTGATTTCGGCGAAGCCAAACAGGGTGAAGACACCGAAACCAAAATCACCAGTAAAAACACCTATTACAAGCTGACCTTTAACGGCAAAGAGCTGATCGAAATCGACACCATCAACATGGTGGAGAAGGTCAACGGCGTTGACCGGCTGGAACAGCGCCGTAAAAACCTCGGCCTGGTATAAATCCTGACGCCAGCGCAAGTCGCTGGCTTTACCTGACTACAGTGAACAGAGAACAATCATGGAAAAGAAAGATAACGTTGTTGAGTTTGAAACCCCGCTTGTGCGCGGCGAAACCGAAATCAAAAGCGTGGAGCTGATTAAGCCGAATGCCGGAAGCCTGCGCGGCGTGCGCCTGGCTGATCTGTGCCAGTCAGATGTTGATTCCCTGCTGACCGTGCTGCCCCGCATTACCCTGCCAGCACTGACAAAGGCCGAATGTAACGCCCTTGATCCGGTTGACCTGATTGCGCTGGGCGGCAAGGTGATTGGTTTTTTGCAGTCGAAGTCGGACGAATTGACTGGCCGCACGGCCTGACGGTCAATGACCTGATGGCCGACATTGCCACGATATTTCACTGGCAACCTTCCGAGATGTACGACATGCCGCTGGCCGAGTTGATGGGCTGGCGGCACAAAGCCTTTATCCGCAGCGGAGCGACCCCGGATGAGCAATAACCTTAAAGTGCAGGTGCTGCTGAATGCGGTAGACAAAGCTTCGCGGCCCTTCAAAGCCGTGCAGACCGCTGCCAAAAATCTGTCATCTGACATACGCCAGACGCAGACGACGATTAAGGAACTGGACGCGCAGGCGGGGAAAATTGATGGCTTCCGCAAGGCCAGTGCGCAGCTGGCCGTCACGCAGCAGAGCCTTAAAGACGCAAAGCAGGAGGTAGCAGCGCTGGCCGTGCAGTTTAAAAACACGGAGCGCCCGACGACACAGCAGGCACGCGCACTGGAAAAAGCCCGCCAGGCGGCGTCTGAGCTGCAGACGAAGTCCAACAGCCTGCGCCTTTCGGTGCAGCAGCAGCGCGAGGCGCTTAACGCAGCGGGGATTTCCACTAAAACCCTGAGCAGCGAGCAGCAGCGCCTGAAATCCGCCTCGGCGCAGGCTACGGTCAGCCTGAGCCGTCAGAAGATGGAGCTGCAGCGGCTGAATGCACAGCAGGAGCGGCTGAACCAGACAAGCGAGCGCTACCGTAAAGGGCAGGAGCTGTCGGGCAAGGTGCGCAATATGGGCGCGGCCGGTATCGGTGCGGCAACGGTCGGCGGCATGGCTGCTACGTCGCTGCTGATGCCGGGGTTTGATTTCGCACAGAAGAACTCTGAGCTGCAGGCCGTGCTTGGCGTGGGAAAAGAATCGCAGGAAATGAAAGCCCTGCGTGCGCAGGCGCGTCAGCTGGGTGATACAACCGCCGCCTCTGCCGATGATGCGGCAGGTGCGCAAATCGTTATAGCCAAAGGCGGCGGCGATGCCGCTGCCGTTCAGGCCGTTACGCCGGTCACGCTCAACATGGCGCTGGCAAATAAGCGCACGATGGAGGAAAACGCCGGGCTGCTGATGGGGATGAAATCAGCCTTCCAGCTCTCAAACGATAAGGTTGCACACATCGGCGACGTGCTGTCAATGACCATGAATAAAACGGCCGCTGACTTTGACGGGCTTAGCGACTCGCTGACCTACGTCGCCCCGGTAGCAAAAAACGCGGGCGTCAGCATCGAACAGGCGGCAGCAATGGTCGGCGCTCTGCACGATGCCAAAATCACAGGCTCAATGGCCGGTACAGGAAGCCGCGCCGTGCTGAGCAGGCTGCAGGCTCCTACCGGTGAATCATTCAAGGCTATCAAAGAGCTGGGTATTAAAACGGCTGACGGCAAAGGAAATACCCGCCCGATATTCACCATCCTGAAAGAAATGCAGGCGAGTTTTGATAGTCACAAGCTGGGAACGGGCCAGCGCGCCGAGTACATGAAAACCATCTTCGGCGAAGAGGCCAGCTCATCGGCCGCTGTGCTGATGACCGCCGCCTCAACCGGCAAGCTCGACCAGCTGACCGCCACGTTTAAAGCCTCTGATGGCAAAACTGCCGAGCTGGTCCAGGTCATGCAGGATAATCTCGGCGGCGACCTGAAAGAGCTGCAGTCTGCTTATGAGGCTATTGGTACCGATCTCTTTGATCAGAACGACGGCAGCCTGCGCGCACTTACCCAGGACACGGCGGCACTGCTGCTGACGGTTGATAACTGGATTAAAGCTAACCCTGCGCTGGCAGGCGGTATAGCAAAAGTGGTAATGGGCGGGCTGATGTTAGCCGGGGCGCTGAGCGCAATCGGGCTGGTAGCCTGGCCGGTGATTGCGGGCGTGAATACCCTGATTGCCGGTGCGGGGTTCCTCGGCACGGCATTCAGCATCGCGGGCGGAGCTATTACGGCCGCGCTCGGCGCTATCACGCTGCCGGTGGTGGCCGTCGTGGCGGCAATCGTGGCCGGGGCGCTACTGGTGCGCAAATACTGGGAACCTGTCAGCGCCTTTATAGCAGGCATGGCCGAAGGGTTTAGGGCAGCGATGGGACCGATCAGTGATTCCTTCGGTTCCCTGAAGCCGGTTTTTGAGTGGGTAGGTGGCAAGGTCAAAGAGCTGTGGGACTGGTTCGGCAAACTTCTGGAGCCGGTGAAATCCACGCAGACCGAACTTGCCGCCGCCGGAGACATGGGTAAGAAGTTCGGCAACATGCTGGCCGAGGCGCTGAAAATCCCGAGTCACGCGCTCGATCAGCTTATGGGCGGCATCAACTGGGTGCTGGATAAGCTCGGCATTATCGACACGAAATCCGATGGCCTCAAAGACAAAGTCCCGTCCCCGGATCCGGTAGCAACCGGTGGCGCGGGCGCAGATACCGGCGGGCTGCAATACAACATCGCCTACGGTGGCGCGCCTTACCGCCCGGTTTCAGCCCCGTCAGCCGGGGGCGGATTCACCGACCGCAGCCAGAATACTTATCAGTATGAAATCAACATGCATGAGGGTATGACCAAAGACGACGCAATGGCGCTGATGGCGCAGCACCAGGCTAAAGAGCAGCGCAACCGCCAGGCACAGAACCGCAGCAAAATGGGCTGGGAGGATTAACCGATGATGATGATTTACGGCATGATGCCGTTTATGCGGCAGACCCTGCCTTACGGGGATATGCAGCAGAATATCGATTACCGCTGGCCCACTAACAGCCGGTTCGGGCAGCGTCCGTCGGCGCAGTTTATCGGGCCGGGCGATGAAAAAATCACGCTTTCCGGGGAGCTTCGACCGGAAATCACGGGCGGCTCGGTGTCGCTGATGACCGTCCGTCTGATGGCCGACGAGGGGATGGCGTGGCCGCTGATTGGTGGCAGCGGCATGATTTACGGCATGTACGTGATTGAGAGTATTTCTAACACCTTCAGCGAGTTTTACCCCAACGGGACGGCCAGTAAAATCATGTTTACCCTGAGCCTGAAGCGCGTTGACGAGTCGCTCACCTCAATGTTTGGCGATCTGAAGAAACAGGCTGACGGGCTTATCAGCGGCTCCGCCAGTCTGCCAGGGCAGCTCACGTCAGCAATCGACGGCGTGAAGTCGGCGGCCGGTAGCCTGATTTCATCTGCAGGGGGGCTGCTCGGATGATTGGGATAAGCAGCCTGCCGGTGCAGGCCGGGGCGCAGCTGACGCCGGATTTCATGCTGAAGGTTAACTCTAAAGACGTCACAACCAATATCCGGGATCGCCTTATCTCGATGACGCTGACCGATAATCGCGGCTTCGAAGCTGACCAGCTGGATATTGAGCTGGACGATGCCGACGGGCAGCTGGCTATGCCGGTGCGCGGCGCAGTGATAACGCTGTTTCTCGGCTGGAAAGGCCAGACGCTTTTCGGCAAAGGTAATTTCACGGTGGATGAGGTAGAGCACCACGGCGCGCCGGATACCATGACAATCCGCGCCCGCAGCGCTGATTTCCGTGGCTCGCTCAATTCCCGCCGGGAGGTGTCCTATCACGACACCACACTGGGGGAAGTCGTGACGCAGATAGCCGGGCGCAATAACTTAAAGCCAATGCTGGCCGATGGATTCGCCGGAATTGCCGTGGCACACATCGACCAGACGCAGGAGACTGACGCTAAATTCCTGACGCGACTCGCCACACTTTACGGCGCTGTTGCGGCAGTAAAGGCCGGGCGGCTTCTGTTTATAAAGCCCGGTAACGGCGTCACCGCCAGCGGCAAGCCAATTCCGCAGATGACGATTACGCGACAGGATGGCGACCGGCACAGCTTCAGCATTGCCGACCGTGGCGCATACACGGGCGTCTCTGCGAGCTGGCTGCATACCAAAGACCCGAAGCCAAAGAAAGTTAAGGTGAAGCGCAAGCCGAAGGTAAAGCACCTGCGCGCGCTGGAGCACCCCGCGGCTAAAAAGAAAAAGGTGACTGCGACCAAAACGCCGGAGGCCAGAGAGGGCGATTATCTCGCAGGGACTGAAGACAACATTTTTACGCTGACGACCGTGTATGCGACGAAAGCGGCAGCGATGCGGGCAGCTAAAGCAAAGTGGGATAAGCTGCAGCGCGGCGTCGCTGAATTCTCGCTTACGCTCGCGATGGGGCGTGCCGACCTGTACCCGGAGACACCGGTCAGGGTGAGCGGCTTTAAGTCGGTGATCGATGCGCAGCCGTGGATTATCAGTAAGGTGACGCATAGCCTGAGCGGCAGCGGGTATACAACCACGCTTGAGTTTGAAGTGCTGCTTTCAGATATTGAATATCAGTCAGAAACAGAGGGTGAAACGGAAACTGCTTAATTCGGGTGTAATTTGCAAAACACAATTTGCATATTCAAACTAAGTGGCTCTCCCCTGCCCTTTTTTGAGGATATTAATCATGATGCACTGCCCTTTATGCCAGACAGCAGCCCACGCAAAAAGCAGCCGCTATGTTTCAAAAGAAACAAAAGAACGTTATCACCAATGCCAGAATATTAATTGCAGCTGCACATTCAAAACGCATGAGACCGTTACTGGAATGATTGTCTCACCTGGGCAAATCAATAAGGTTCCACTCTACACCAGCCAACAGCAACCTTCCCTTTTGCACTAATTTAGCCCGCTCAGCGGGCTTTTTCATGTTTGAAAAACTACAATCAAACATTGAATACTGGTTTTATATACAGTAATTTAACCCCCTTTTATCAAGGGGGCTGCATGGCAATAAGGAAATTGAATACAGGTAAGTGGCTCTGCGAGTGCTATCTCAATGGAAGGGATGGTAAACGAGTGAGACGACAGTTCAGGACCCGAGCTGAAGCCATTGCCTTTGAGCAATACACTCAGGACGAAATGAAGGCTAAACCCTGGCTGGCTGAGAAAGAGGATAACCGCAAGCTTAGCGAACTTATCGAGCTATGGTACAAACTGCACGGTTGCTCGCTAAGTGACAGAAAAGGCCGACTCGGCAAACTCAACATTATCTGTAATGGCATGGGAAACCCCGTTGCTGCCTCTATCACTTCGAAGGATTGGGCACATTATCGGGAGCGACGTTTACAGGGCCTCATACAGAATGGATACAAAACCAGTGATAAATCGTTAAAGGTCTCACCGGGTACCATTAACTGTGAGCATGCATTCCTTCGCGCTCTTTTTAATGAGCTGGAACGGCTTGGCGAAATTAGCTACCCCAACCCACTTAAAAATATACGCGAATTTGATCAGCCAGAGAAAGAAATGGCATGGCTGACTGAAGCCCAGATACAAAAGCTGTTTGCCGCCTGCAAAGTTCACGATAACCCTGATCTGACGCTGATTATCAAAATCTGCCTTTCAACCGGGTGCCGGTGGAGTGAAGCCGCGAATCTTAAAGCCTCACAATTGTCTCCAAACAAAATTACCTTCATCAATACCAAAGGCAAAAAGAACCGTTCGGTACCCATCGGCAATGCCCTTTATAACGAATTAAAAGACAAAGAAGGCCGTTTTTTTGCAGAGTGCTATCGCCAGTTTTATCGGGTCATTCGCCTGGCCGGCATTGAATTACCAGAAGGCCAGATGAGCCATGTACTGCGCCATAGCTTTGCCAGTCACTTTATGATGGCCGGGGGAAATATCATCGTGCTGCAGCGCATCTTAGGACACTCAGATATCAGAGTAACAATGCGTTATGCGCACTTTGCGCCAGATCATCTCGAAGACGCTATCAAGCTGAACCCAATTGCAAATTTGATTTGCTGAGCGAATAATCGGTCATACGTTTATTCAGGATAAAAAAGGGATTAAATGAAACTTGGAAGGTTAGGTTCAGTTTTGGTAGTCATTACTATGCTGGCTGGTTGTGCTACCAACATGTCGGAAAGAGCATCTCGCGTGCAAATAATCTCCGCAGAAGATGCAAAACAATATCAATTTGTCGCTAACTTAACGGGCACTTCTACCCTGACCGGGGTAGCAAGGCATACCGGTTATCAAAATGCATTAAATGAAGTATTAGATAAAGCTGCTACAGCTGGCGCGCAATATGTAGTTCTCGATCCTAATAGTGTGCCTTCGTATTGGACAACAAGTGAAGTTGTTAGAGGCACCGCTTACAGGAATAAATAGCCGCCACTATAGTTCAAAATAGATGATTACAAGCACGTTACGCCACTGTTTAATGCCGAACATTGGCAGTTAGAGAGTGGCGACAAAGTGGCGGCACAGAGTCCAGCAGAGTAGCACAGAAGGTAACAGTAAGGGGTTTAACTGATTGTTTTTTCTATAAGTTACTGTTTTTAATGACCAACCAAAAAAAGACCGAATACGATTCCTATATTCGGTCCAGGGAAATGGCTCTCAAGGAGCCGTGCGCTAAAAGTTGGCATTTATGAAGGCGATGTCGCCTTGCCATTTAACATTAGAACAGCGCGGTGG